AGCTTTTCACACTCCACCGACAAACCATTCCGATATATTCTGTGCTTCAGCAATGAAATTTGAGGAATTGTTGGCCCGATATAAATTAATGTCGGGATATTTTCTTTTTTTGGCGTAGCCGCGCCCGCCGCTTTCGACGGTTTTTTTTTTAGCCATTCGACCAAGAACAATCATTAACCATTCGTATCCGGTCGGATCTTCACAAAAACCTCCAAGCAGGAATTTCACCCGAACAGTATCCATGTCAGGCTGCATTCCCCCTTCTGTAGGTCGGATAATAATGTGAGGAAACTCTGGTTGTTTATTTGGGTCTGGCGCTGATTTTGGTGGTAAAAAACCTTTGAAGATAGTGGGAACATACAACTTGACGTTAGTATCCCTCTCATCCTCTGGAGGCCCCTGTATCAACAGGTTAGGGCAAATCTCTTTCTCTAACAGGCTTTTTATTGCATCAATCAACAGATTGCTCAAATTGGCATACCTCTGTTCGTATTGATAGTCAGAGTTATTTCTAACACCCCTGAATTATCTGCGGCCTCATTCACAACATAGCTACGACCGTTAATAACCATTAATTGGTCCTTAACAGGAACGTGAGCAAAATCATTACGCGAAGCAAATAGCGTTATTTGCCCCTGATTTACACCCTCAGCAAACTCAGCATATGAGCGCTTATTACGTTCGTGAACGAGGTCTGTATCCAGAACGGCAAGGATGTCCTTGCCGTCAATGTTGTAGGTGTCAGCAAACTCTCTCTCATTCATAAATACCGCAGAAATATCCTGCGCCATTATCTCTTTAAAAGAGTTCATCGCGTGTTACGCCTTTGATTTTTTTCCCTTCTCTGGAACCTTAGCCGGGGTCTTTTCTGGCTTTATGCCTTCCTCTGCAACGCTATCGGAAGAATTGATGTTATCTCCACCAGAAACACCTGTATTGATATTCGTGTTAGCGATATCTGTATCGATCTCGCTAACATTGAAAATACAAGTGCCAGCCTCTTCCGCGCTGATTAGCCCCTCATCAACAGCATCATTTACCGCAGCAGCATAACCATGCCGATAACCCCGCTTGAATGCCATTTCAAACGCTTCAGCGGCGTTCTCAGCGTTTTTTCCGGTATCAGTGAGGGGTTCGTCGCCATCAGTCGCTTTAGCGTGACCTGAAGCGATTAGCTCAGCAATTTTTGATTCTGGCAAAACCCCATCAAGCAAACGGCCCGCTTTAAGCGAGCCGTATTGACGGGTATCGATGTTTTTAACTAAACGGGCCATTTACACCACCTTAGCAACCAGATAAGCATCCGCCACGCCGGGGTTAGGCAACGGCGCAGACTTCATCGCGACAAAACGCCCTTCTGGTTTTCGGCTTACCCAGGTATCGGGAACACGAGGTGATTCCACCAGCGTGAAGCTTTTTTCCGCTTCATCGGCCAGTACAACGGCCCCATAGAGCATTTCACCGCGTCCCGGCGCACCGAGAAGAATTTTATCTTCAGGTACCAACGGTTCTGTTTTTCCGCTTACGTCGTTGTAAACCAGTTCATCGTAGCCATAGAAATCAACGCCTTCGATGGTACCGTAAAATGTAACGCCCTCTTCCAGATCTTTAGGATCAATCTTACCTAACTCCTTACGGCGGTTATCCAGGTACTTACTGATAGCTTCGTTTGCAACGAAGGCATCAACAACTTTAGCCCCCATGACTGCAACGCGCGGGGTAAAACCAGATGTTAATGACACCTTACGCTTCCAGTTGCGCACATTGACCAGTGGATCAGATGCAGCCGATGTCCAGAGGTCATCACCAGTCAGTTCAAGATACGGTTTATCAGCATCATTATCCGGCCAGAAATATACTGTTTCTTCTACACCAGTACCGACGATTTCAACCATACCGCTGAAAAGAACCTGAGAACACATCCATTCTTCGCGACGGTTGACCATATCATCCAGTTCAACCAGATCTTTACCTAATTGCTCAACGGCGCGTTCCTGTGGCGATTTAGAGTTATAGATATTCTCACCTGGCTGGCGATTAAGAAGATGCTCGGCAGTAGTAACTAAATCAGGTGCAACGAGCGGTGGCCGTAACGTTTTTGTTTCAAAACCGTGGCGCTCAACCGTTTTTGAGCCGTACCCTTTACCAACAAATGGCGCCATAGTGCGACCACCGCGAACAAAGTCGAGATCCACTTTTTCAGTGTTGAAGGTCGAAATACCAGGGAAAAATGTACGCAGAAGGAAGCGGCGTGGTTCAAAGTTCTGTATGACCGGCTCCAGCATCGTGCGACGTTCAAAAATATCAATATTTGGCATGTTTATTCAGCTCCTTCAGGCCACAGGGTTAGGCATAGCATCGTTGAGGAATAAACCGACCTTACGGCAGGCCAGATATACATCAGCAACCTTTACACCAGCTGGCAGAATCACTTTGCGACTATTGAATACTCCGGTCGCCCACGCACTTCCACGACATGCTTTTTTAGAAGCATCGATACGATGCTGTGCAATACAGAACGGCAATTTTTCTTCCGCATTCGCACTGGTCAGGTCAATCGCTGCAACCGTAACTACGTTGGTTGCGGGATCAATACTGACGAAGGAAAGCAACGTGCCGCGCTCAATAACACCGCTGGCTACATTGATATTGACTGGTACAGCTGGCATGGCGCCAGATATAACCAGGTTGTCTGGTTCATGAGTAAAAGTTTCCTGCATGTCCTACCCCTCAACGCTTGTTACGATTTTGAAATGCCGAACCAATGCTGTTTTTCACTGCTTCAACCTCTTGCTCACCCTTATTCTGTGGTGCCCGGGTATCAACGGCTTTTTTCAGCGGATCGGCATCATCCATTCTGTTCTGCAGATACGCGGCATTACGGCCGCGCTCCGCGTTCATAATTTCCAGAGCCAATGCTTCAGCAGATACCCCTGTTTCGAATTTGGCTTTGTTGACCAATTCGTCATGCCCGGGAATAACTGAATCCTCAATTTGCTTAATTCGATCACGTTCAGCCTTCACACCGTCATCTTTACCTGCATTGAATACCTGGTTATATAAATCAGGATGTTTGTTTTTCAGGGTTTCGAGATCCACGATCTCCTCCTCGTTATGCGCGGTCGGCACCGCAGATTGTTTGTTATCCGGTACTGTTAATTTGGCGAGTGAATCAGGTAGGTGAGCAAAGCGGGAAGCGTCAAAGCTCATACCATTCAGGGAGAAAACGCCGTTGTTAAGAGATGCGGCCAGGCGCATTGGCTGTTCCACTTCATCGGCAAAGCCCAGCTCAACAGCTTCATCGGCACTGAACCAGGTTTCGGCGTCCATCAACTCAATAAGTTTTTCGTCAGAAAGCCCCGTTTTTTCACGATAAGCGGCCAGGATGCTATTTCTGACTTTATCCATCATTTCAGCGATGCTACGAAGCTCTTCTGAGTCACCAGCGGCAAGCGTCCACGGGTTATGGATCATCATCATTGCGTTAGCCGGTATGATGATTTTATCCCCGGCCATCGCAATGATGGTTGCGGCCGATGCAGCTATACAGCCGGGTGACGCTTCAGGGAAGAGAGTATCGCTTGCGCGGTAAAAACTGAGCCGCCATAGCTGTTGATGCGGACAACAATGGTTTTAGCCGTGATGTCCTTCAGTTGCTTAACGACTTCAGCGGAAGAAATATCATCCCATTCCCCGATATAGCCGTAGAGTTGCATTTCAGCCGGGGTATCATCTTCCCCCGCTGAGTTTTTGATATTCCACCAGTTAGACATTTAGTTCCTCTTCATCAGGTTTTTCAGGTACATCAGGCGTACTAGCCAGCTTCAGATCTCGTCGCGTAGCTTCTTCTCTTCCGCTAATCTGCGCGGCCTCTTCCCAGTTCAAACCGGACATTTCAGCGGCTTCTTTCTCTCGTGTAGAGAACGTTTCTTCTACGCGCATTTTCGCCGCCTTCACTTCCTTCAGAGGATCGAGCTGTCCCTGAGATGGGCCATACCACTGAGCGCCACACCAGGCCGCCTTATATTCAGGCCCATAAAAAAAGCCGGGTGCGATAACCCGGCCTTTCGCCACTGCTTCAGATAACCATTCCTCATAAATGGGCTGGCAGAACGACAACACCATCCACTCTCGCCGCATCCTGAACATCTTCCAGGCTTCCAGAAGAGCTGCACGACTGGCGCTATAGCTGGCTGTGAAGTGTTTAACCAGCAGTTCGTATGGCAATTCAAGCGCAGCACCAATCTGGCGGCAAATAGCCACGACAAAACCATCAAATGCAGTGTTAGGTCGCCCAGGATTAGCTGTGTCTACTGACTCCCCATCACCAAGGCTAATGACAGATCCAGACCCCATTTCGATCGTATTTTCATCGTGATTATCGATCTGCTCATATTGAGGAATACCAGCCTCACCTATTGGCCCTTCAGGAGCCTCCGTTTTAACGAATACAGTAAATAACCCAGAAACAACCGCAGCGACCAGCTCCGCATCTGTGTAGCGACCCAACTGCTTCAGTGCTTCAATAACTGGAGCCAACACAGGAACACCGCGCCGCTGTCCAGGCCGTTCCCAATCCTGCATGACATGGAGAACATTACGCCGCCCCGTTTTCTTGCCATAAGCCGGTATTCGCTCCCACTTCCTCTGGGCAAAGCTGGATGTACTCGCGGGGTGGTGCTTAGCAATCCAGTAAGCAACCGGATCGCCGTATTCACCTAGTTCAATACCGCCATACATATCAGGGATAACAGTGGTATCGGGATTACAAACGCGATCACCTTCTATGAGGTAAACGCACAAATCATAGATAACCCCTTTCCGTTTTATTACAGGAAGCGTGGCAAACACATCACCAGACGACAACGCCGATATCTGGACCAGTGATTGAAGCTGACCAAACGTACACATTCTTGATGCGTCACAGTTCACTGAATCAGCCCATAGACGGAACTCACGCTCCGTATTCTTTTCCCATAATCTCGCTTCTTCCGGTGACAAGCCCAGAAGCTCAGCATCGATGTTAGCGTTGAGCTTTAGCCCTGAACCAACAACATTGGTTCGGATCGTTTTTATGGCTCCTGTCGCAAGAGGATTACCCATAAAAAGATCACGCGAACGTTCCCGCAATATATTCAGTGGCTTAACGATATCGTCATCCGGCGAGCCAGCTCGACTAAACCAGCCGCGCATTGATTTCTTATGCGTACTTGCACCGTGGCGGTCGTAACCTAAATTATTAATGGCTTCCAGTTTCTTCCTTGCCACAGCCCTGTTTAGCGCTCTTTGAGGTGAAAACGGTGCAATGACCTTATCCAGAATGTTCATAAATCTCTCACTACAACGCGTTTAACACGCGGTCCGCGGCGAGTACCGGCAGTCATCCGCTCGACCTCATTACGCCAGAAGTCAAGCTGCTCTCTCACTTCTGAAAGATCCGCTCTGTTTAACTGCCTTGTTCCCAACTTATAGGACTGTCCACCGATTGCGATAGCCCGGTATACCTCTTTCCAGACCGACAGCATTTCTTGAGCTTCAGTTAGCGAAATGGCCTCATAACTCATTGATATTTCTCCTATGCGGTAACTCCGCGACTTCTGACTCGTCGCCGTTTTTTTTGCGTGCTTTGCTGTTGCTGTTGAACATAGACGTTTCCTCGTTGTTCCTGCCCGGCAAGCCAGTCAAAGTTGGGGTTTAGTATTTCCATCGCCGCAGACGCATAGTTACGGCAGTCGAGTGGCTCATTTCGGTTGTAAATCTTTTCCCATTTCTCTTTTGTCTGACCATTTTTGTATTCAAAGACCTTCTTCTCTGAGAGCAAACCTTTGAAGTATTCAGTGTCATACCCTCGCTCTGAATCGACCGGGAAGTGCATATAACCGGGGCCTGGGTCGTGAAGTTTGATGCGAGCGATAATAGTGCCTTTCCCATCATCCACGCCGAGACTGAACAGCATTGCACCAATGCGGTTGTTATTATTCGGTTTGCCAATGAATGGCAGCCCTACACCGCCGCGCCCCTTAATTGAGTAAATTCGGCGAGATTCGCGGGGTTTTGTGAACCGGTAAGTTTCTGTTGTGAAGTGACCGCCGGAGTCAACACATGCAGCGGCTATCGACAGTCGCTGGCCAGAAGAAACTCATCCAGCTGCTGCCAGACAGCAGATTGAGCAGGGTCCCCCATGAATATTTTGTATTCAATCCCCCAGGATTCCTTGCCTTTCCCCCATCCCACAACTTCAGCGGCCAGATAACTATCCTGCACATCAACACCCGCAGTCAGAAGCAATACGCCGTCAGGTAAAAAATCCTCATACCGAACACGACGCTGCAGAAGATACTCATGGTCAATTTCTTCTTTCGCGTCCTCTTTCCACGGTTCACCCAACTTCAGGTTGATGAATTCCATTAAGCCGTTTTTATCGCGGTTTTTTGTCGCTTCGGCGAACTCAGCTACGAGCTCAGACAATGCTACCCACGGAGAATAAAGACTGCTGATATGAAACCCGACAATACCTTTTATTTCGGGGTGCTCCGGGATCCAGACCCCTTTAGCCAGCCAGTCAACATCTGGCTTCCCTGGTCCACGGATAACATCGCCGCACTCACGACATTCGTAGCGAGCCGTTTCAGGCAACGCTTCCCCCATGTCGCTCTTATCCCATTTCACTTGCGACCATTTCAGTACCTGCATAGCCCCGCAGCAGGGGCAAGGCACATGGTAATAACGCTGATCCGAGAGCTTGAACCACTTATGAATGTTGCTTGTTTTTTCTAACACAGGGGTAGAAACAAACACTTTTTTGCGGTTATGGAAGTTTGTCGTTCGTTGAATACCCAGCTTTAATGGATCGCCTTCCTGCGTCACGCCGTAACGGTCGATTTCATCAGCTAACAATATTCGAATTGGACGAGAAGCAAGACCAGCTGGCGAGTTAGCGCCAACCAGCGCCACATACCCCCCCGCATAGTGTTTCATACGGATCGTAGTGCTGGACTTTTTAGCCGCGCCACGACCTTCTTTCCCTTCACGGAGCTTATTCTTTAACCCCGGAGAATACTTAAAGGTGGGATCGATACGCTCTTTCGAAAAGGCTTCAGCTGCTTCAACTGTCGGGTAAATCATCAGCTGTGGTGAGGGTTCCTGATCGGTAAAATACCCCATCACGTTGAGCTGCATTTCTGATTTACCAATCTGCGAACTACACTGCATGACTACCGTTTCAGTATCAGCATCGCCAATAACATCCATCGGTTCACGCAGGTAAGGTACTCGACTGGTGCGCCACGGCCCCGGCTCGGGAGAAGTTCCCGGCGCCACATGACGATATTTATCGGCCCACTCAGAAACGGTTAGCCGTGATTTTGGGCGAAGCGCACGGAAAAACGCGGTGCTCCATACTGTTTCGCCCATGCGGTTTATTCTTCCTGCTTAATAAATCGGGATTCCTGAAGCGCCTGAAGCGCAAAATTAATCTCATCCTCAATGATGCGTTCAATCTCCCTTGCCGTTTTTCCCTCACAGCGCGGGGCGGCACGGGGAGCAATACTAAACAACCGACTTCTCAACTCGTTTGCAGCGAGAAAAGCATCATCAGCAACGGTATCTTTAGCTATAAGCGATCCTTCTTTTTCTTTGTACTCCAGCTTTTTTAATTTCGCCTGATAAACCTTTTCTGCGGTCTTGGCCTTATTGAACTGTGCAGCGACGGCAGTCGAACCACCGGGTAGTTCAGGCTCGGTTGATCTGTGGCCTTTTTTACCGTTAATGGCTGAGGCTTCCCGGCCAACCTGTTTACTCGCCTCATACGCAGTACTGGCTGTATCAAAATCCAGTTTTCCGCTTTTCAGTACAGGTATCCGGCCAGACGCACATAACTTTGTGACCATCGCCGGAGAGATGCCTTTTCGCCTCGCAAATTCTGACTTACTGACGATGGCCATCACTGGCACCTGTCAGCGAGGTATTTCACAAACCCTTCATGGGTCTCATGCGCATCGTGGTACTGGCGGTATACATCCAGNTACATCCAGTAACAGCGCAATCTCTGTATCAGTTGCCGGGATACGGTCTTTATCAATGGTGAGATACTTAATCTGAACGATCGGCGGCGCGTCATCTTCCTCAGATGGGGGAGGCTCAACATTTAACATATCGTCAATCTCAGAATCGCTAAATCCGAGTAACTCAATGTCAAAATCGCTATCAACCAGCTCACTGACTTCTTCGGCAAGCAGCTGCATATCCCATCCGGCATTTAATGCCAGCTTGTTATCAGCAATGCGATAGGCTTTTTTTTGCTTTGGTGTAAGACCCGTTAGCCTGATGACAGGTAACTTCTCTATCTCCAGAACTTCAGCAGCAGTCAGACGTCCATGCCCCGCAATAATTTCATTGTCCTCGTCGATCAGCACAGGGTTCGTAAATCCAAACTCCCGGATGCTGTTGACGATTTGATCCACCTGCTCATCAGAGTGAGTTCGTGAATTTTTAGCGTAACGAAGCAATTTGCCACGCAGCAAATATTCGATTTTTAGCATCATTTTTTCACCACGATTGTCAGTCGGTAAAAGAAAACCGAGTAACCCAATGAAAACAAAAAGGAAATTAGAGGATCTTTTTACCCATGGAGGGTAAAAGAGAACAACATAATTGTCTGATTTTATTGCATTTTAATGGATAAAAAGGATCTAAATCGATGCAATGAGTAAAAAAATAGATATAACCGACTGAAAATAAAGAGCTTTGTTTAATCTTTTGTTTTTAAGGTTAAAAAAACAGATGTAACTCGATGATATTTAAGATAAATAACCATCTTCTTTTTACCATTAGCAAACCAGCTAAAAACACTATTTTCCTTCTATAAATCAATCAGATAATTCAATTCTTTTTACCGATCACTTTTAACCTAACTTTTCCGGCGTTCAGCTAGTCGATTCTCGGGGTTCGAATGACCCGCATTCAACGCTTTTCGCCAGAAGGACCCAAAGGGGGCCGGGGGCATGAAACCGCATGCAGCGGCAAGCCCGTAGCCACCAGGTAAGCCCGCGCACCACAAGGCCTCGACCGTATGCAGCAATAGCATGAGAGCTAGCGAGAGAACGTCTTAGCAAGTATGTCATCAATAGCCTTTGCAACCTCATCAGGGAAAACAGACTCACCAGCACGAAGCGCAACGCCGTGCCAGTCAAGCCGCTGCGAATAGTTGGGCTTCTGTATGAACGTTAAGATCAACGACGGTCGACGCCCCACACGCAGCCACACGCCAGGCTGTAATGGGTTACTTGTACCAGGACGAATAACAAAAAATTCTGTAGGCTTGCCCAGACGGCGATTCTGATGCACATCACGCTGCACGCGCAGGCCAGACAGCACCTGCTGCAATTGCCCCCGGTTAATATTCCCGTATTTATCCCGCTTTGCGTCGGGGCCAGGGGCAACCTGCCAGCCGTTCGGCAGATAACCACCAGCCCTCAATGCACCTTCAGAGCGCTTATATTGGCGCTCTCCCCCTTCAATCTGCGGCGTTAGCGTAGTTGGCGCAGGTGTACCGCCCCACTCCCGAGCATAAACAACAGCTTTGGGATTGTTTTTTTTAGCGGCCAGAATATACGTTGAGTTCAAAATCCACGGTGTCGGGTTGTCGAACACACGGCTGATTTCATCCTTTAGCGCCAACTGCGCCGCCTTAGCCGTTCTGGTTGCCGTAAGCGCCATCGCAAACGGTATTTCATGTTCTTCCAGACGTATGAGCTGGCGCTGAATGACCTGAGCGTCAAAATCCAACTTAACTTCAATATTGTCAGCCACCAGCTCCCCCTGCTTAATCATATGGTCCACGAAGTACAGACGCCTTTTAGCACTCACGGCCTGAGGCTCATGTTATCTTTGAGGATGTCGAGTACGTCCGTCTGGTCTATCTTAACGAGACGATTCAGGATGTATGTCGCATTTATGCCAATCAGATCATTGCGTTGCGCTTTAAGTTCAGCAATTCTGGATTGGATGTCAGGTTTTGACATGTTTTCGGACGCGGTACGGTTAGCTGTCTTTGCGCTGTACCCCGTCCGAATATCCGCTTGCGTGGCGTTTAAATCGATGAGGTACTCGCGACAGAACATATCTTGTTTGTCGGTGAGTGCCATGAGCAACCTTTAAGAAGGATTTTAAATGAGTAAATAGAATCGCGGAGACAAAGTGCGATTAAAGTCTGGTGGCCCGGTTATGACCGTTCATGAAGTAGGGGTAACATTCCCTCGCCAATATGTCGGCAATCTTCGCTGTCAATGTTTCAGTCGCCAGCGGAACAAAGCCATTAACCAACTCAGGCTGACGTCGTGACATCTTGCCCGTGAAGGTTTCGCCTGTTTGAGTGATTGGGGTAATTTGGTAGATGTCGGACACTGAGAACCTCTTTATCCGCGTGAGTGGATATTGCCATTACGATGAGTCTGCCCATGGTGATGGCAATAGAAAAGGCCGCCATAATATGCGGCCTTTGGTTACTATCAGCTAACAGATAAAACACAACTCTCAGGAGCCACCAGGAAGAGTTATACCTAACCGGATAACTGGCAACCTCTGCTTTATACTGGTATTGGCTGGCAGAGGTAAAACAAGAGTAGTTTGTTTTATTTTATCCACATTGATATATCAACGATGATGGCAGTTATTCTTATAAATAGAGAATTGTTTAATCATTCGACTACAAAGGCAGCATTATATCCTGTCAATACTGGGTTATTTTCATGAGGTGTGCCAGTTTTTAACGTCTGGTTACGCTGCGTTGATACATGAGATCTTTTTCTTCAGTACCATGGTATGTGACATATGTCCGTATATCCCCTTATAAGACATTTTGTGCTCTTTATGACACCCCGCAGGCCGGAACCGTAACCGTCCTGCGGGAATTTTTTATTTGCACTGCGTCCGGATATACTCCTGCAAATACTTCAGTTTTTCCTGGTCGCTGATAATTCCGGCGCGGATATCGAGAACGTTTCGTCCAGCAACTGGAGAGAGTTCGACGGTGGTAGCATTGCCCACGCGGCTGGTGCCAGCGCTTTTGGCTGTGGTTGGCACAGTACAGCGTCCTTCGACGCGCACCCGGCCACCAGCAGCAAGGCGACGCTGCAAATCAGCATTTTTAGCATGTTCATCAGCGAGTTCCTTCGTATATCTGGCATCGAGGGCGGCAACATCACGCTGACGAATCTGCATGTCGTCAATGGTGGCATTTGCCAGACCAAGCGCCAGAGCTTTATCATCACGCTGCTTTTTGTAGTGGATTGCATTATCGCGGTAATGAGTGGTAGCTAGTGCCAGCACAACAACCAGCAAGACAACTGAGAGTTGCAACCAGTATCTTTTCAGAAGAGCAGATAACAGATTCATACCAGCACCGATTTTGCTTTTTCAAAGCGCTCTCGCCTGTCACCGATGCCGTTCTGCCCTCCGTTGATTATCTGTGTAACGCGTACCATGTCGCCGGAATATTTCAGACACCCTTTAGTCGCGAAGAACCACGCTGCACTACGGGCAGCATACGTATCCTGTGCCAGTAGCTCCGGATGGGCAACGAGCTCAGTTTTGATCCCGTTACCGCAATCACGGTAGTTGTTCAGACCTGTGATCTGGATAAGTCCACGCCCGCGGTAGTTCCAGCCGTCGCCAGGCCCGTTGTTACCCATTCGCTTGCTGTATACCAGATTAGCTATTGCACGCTGTCGCTCGAGCGGAAGCGCCTTCTCACAGGCTTTTCGTCCAAGAGTACTGGCCTGATCTGGAGTGATTCTCCCGGCGCGGATGAATCCGGTCAGCCCGGCGATACTGTAGTTGAAGCTCTCCACCAGCCTTGTAAAACCAGCGCTTTCATGTCCCGCCTGAGCAATGAACATGGCCTGATCCAGTGGAGCAGTAATACCAAATTCGCTCATTGCCGCCGTAATATGTGGATACCAGCGTGCAGAAAGCCCGGCGCTAATACCAGCCGCCTGCTGAAAT